TAGGATTAAAACCTCAACTGAAGATTTACCAGACTAATCATCATCCTCTAACATAAAGTCTGCCCAATCGTATGCTTCTTTTTTTACCTCAGACATTCTTAAAGCCCCTCGACTCCCTGAAAGTATTCCGGCTAGAGCTTGTCCAGCCATGTACCTTCGTGAAGTGAGGGGCTTCATTGTTTTAGTAGTCTTCTTTCTGTTTGTATACTTCTTAGCTTCTTCGGCTAATGTAATTTTACTTTGTTGACTCACGTTCTTTTACTCTTTCCAAGTTCTTGAAGTATTCGATATTGAAACCGTACTCCCAATCCCTGTTGCTTCGTGTGTCGGTGGGGTAGGGATTACCCAGCTTACCTTTCTTGAAAGCTTGCTTGCCTTCATCATGTGGTTTCATTTATGTTTCTCCTTCATAGTTTCAAGCATTTTATTTAGATACCATTGAGCCTTCTCCATATCTTCTACAGGATTGCTTTTATATCTGTGCCTATGTTGATACTTAATCATGTTGCCATGACAGTAACTAATGAATCCATCAAGGCCAAGGACTTGTTTAATGTAGTCGATGCACTCAACACCACCACCAAGATTATAGTGAGCAGGTTTACCTACAGGGTCAAAGTTATCAGACAGACTTATGCTATCTATGTCTATCGTATCATCTTTAAATGTTAAGGTATCCACTACTGCATCTCCACTAATTCTGCTGATAGGTAAGGGATGTGAAAGAACTTCTCACCCTTTATAATGTATCTTCCTGTTGCTTCTTTGAGGCTGTCCTTAGACATAAGAGTATCTTTAATACGCCATGCTTGAGATAAGTCTTTCTTAAAGACATAGAAGTTTAACACCCCATTCTGTCCATCGTACATATCAAGCAACCGTTTCTTACGTTCTGGGATACGGATGTCTGCCCAATCGGTAGGCCAATCTTTATTCCATGCTACCTTTACCTCTGCCTCATTGAAGTAGGTGTAGCCATCCTTCTCTGATACGACATCAACATTGTAATCTTCTTTGTCACTGAGGATCGTATGCCCCTTAGACTTTAAGAACTCTATTAGTTTTTCTTTTGCAGGTTGATCATACGCAGCATAGAGGGCCGTGCTAAATTTTCTTTTAATCATCTTGTTCATCCTTACGTTAAGTCTACAATTTCACAGACATCACCACTACAGGCTAATGTCTGAGCACCCTTTGTGTTATCTTCTTTCTCGTAATCAGCTAGTTTAGACCAATCAATTTTGTCTGGCATACACGATAGTAACATATTGTAATCACTCTTGCCAACCTCTTGGTAGGGTGCTTGCTGATAGGTATGATCTGAGTGTGGTAAGAAAGACACACCTGACATCTCATCGAAGTGTTTGTAAACGAATGCACCTACTTCAAACCATTCTTCATTACGTACAGTGCAGGTGATGCTTGGTTTATGTTCACAGTAGTGACGTTGATACATCAACCACGTTTGTAATTGCTCAATAGCTGATAGATCATTACGTGTTACAGACTTGTTAGGTGACTGAACAGGGAAGCTAAACACTGTAGTAGCATCAGGCTTCATTACATCAGGCTGGCTAGGTACACCTTGGTCTTTCATGAACTGCGTGAGTGGGTCTTTATTGTCACCACGCACAGTACGAATATAATAAGGTGAGTGACGAGCATGGATACCACTAGCAGAATCAACGAGTTGGGAGACAGTGCCACTAGGCTTGACGCAAGTGATAGCAGTAGCAGCAGGGATATTAAGCCGTTCAGCCCACTCAGCATTAGTGTCAACAGCAAGTTTTCGTAATGTTTCAAGAAGCTTCTCCAATTTTGTGTTGTGAATAGTCATTAATGGGTTATCCATTATCCCTGTGAGTGACACACCCAACAGACGTTCTTCTTCTGTATTGTCAGTCCACATTTTTCGCAAGTAAGGGAACTTTGTGTAGGTGCTTTGGATCGTCCCAAGTATCGTGGCGAGTCTGACCTTTCGAGCCAAGTCTGTAACCGTGTCAGTGGCCCGTACCACAACCTCTGTAAGATTGCAGAACTGATTTGGGCGTAAAATAATTTCACTGCAAGGATTCGTACCGAACTCATAATCAGGATTACGCCTACCATATTTCTCAGCTTGTTTCTTACTTGCTTGACGATTAAAAATACCACGTTCACCACTCCCTGATTCTACTAGTGACATCCACTCTCTCATAAAAGAGATGGAGTCTGGCTTCTCTGTATAACTAACAGAGTTATTAGCTAAGGCACGGTGAGGATCGTTGTCCCACCAAGCCCCTGACTTAGCATGGCGCATCCGATCATCAGATAAGTTACTTAAAGAAATCATTGCACTACGGCGTACACCACCTACTACAACTACCTCACCGATCTTACACATAAGATCATGGCATTCAATAGAGGAAAGCTTACGTCCCTGTGCATTCTTAAATATTGCAGCAGCAAAGTTAAACAAATCAATTAAAGGTGCAGGCCCACTAGCTCTACCACCAAATGTTTTTAGTCTTGCACCTGCAGGTCGAACTCGTGTAACATCCCACTTAGGAATCTCACCAGCCCACAGGAGTGCAAGCACTTGACGGAACCCCTTAGCCCAACCTTCCTTACTATCCTTGATGACGACAGTAGTTTCACTCTCGAACAACTCAGGCACATCTGGAAGCTTAGTGATGAACTGCCTCTCTACACTAAAGCCTACACCAGTGCCACACAAGAGGATGAACATGGCTTCATCGAAAGCTTTAGGGTCATCTACGGGTAGGTAGCTACAGTTGTAACCTGCTGTGTTGTCTCGTTCAAAGGCTGGGCCTGAGGTCATCATGGCCCTCATGCTTGGCATTACTTCTAGGCTAAGGATAGCATCCCTAATCTCATCTCGTATTGTAGGTGTAGTCCACTTCTCAACGATACCAGTGATGTATCGGTCAACTGTTTCTGACCATGACTCCCGGCGTCCATCTTCTTCAAGCCAACGTGCATACCGTGAAGTATGTATGAATGCTTGGTAGTCTGTTGGTAAATAGTTGTTCATCGTTTATCACCGTTCCCTTTTAGTGTACCTCTTGACTTACGATCTAGTAGTTTCTCTAGGTTAGACATAGCTAGGTCAGCCATGCTGACATTTAAATCCCTAGACATTGCAGCTATATACCAAAGACAATCACCTAACTCTTGCTTAACCCCTTCTTTGTCGAACTCACCATCTCTCATCATCTTCTTTACTTTGTTTGCTACCTCACCTGCCTCACCTGCAAGGCCAAGTGCAGGATAAAGTACCGCATGTTTGGTTGAATAAATAGCAGTTCTTTCTGCAGCCTTTTGGTAAGAGTTTAAGTCCAAAGGCTTACTCTTCCATTGCTCTTGCCAATACCCAAAAGCCTCTAGGTCAGTTTCATTTATCATACTTTGATACCTCACATTCTGTTACAGTCACATCATCTATGTCATACATAGCATTATCGACAAGCTCTTTAATTAAAGGAGACTGATCGTCGGTATCAATCTCTAAAAAATTTGCATCCTTATCTACAAGTAACTTCATATACACTTCATACTCCATAGTGAAAGCCTCTAGTTATACTCAGGGTAACCCTTTTGTCAATGACCATCTTCTGTGTCACCCTCTATCTCAATCGGATCAATACTTGTTTTAAAGTGTGTCACCATTTCATAGGCAGAATTAAAGTCATCAAAGAAAAGTTCTATGTGTTCTACCTTACCATCTATCTCTACCTTACAGAGATTAAAGTGTAAGTCCTCAGGTAGAGGAAGAGGAAAGTCAGGCATCATATCTTCTGCAGAGTATGGCCCCTCAATTACATCCCATATCTTCATAGACTTATCCTTAAAGTCATTTGTCAGTAACATTGTCTTTACCCTTCAAGAGTTTAAGCAGTAGTGGTAACTCCATCACCACCAACCAAGGCTGTCTGTCTGATCTATAGAAGACAACAGGATCATCCTTCGTGTGGTTAGTAGCTTGCTTCATCCATTCATAGACTGTTTTAAGTCCTGTCTTCCTACGTTTAACCTCTATTGAAAGGGGTATTAATTTTCTTGCAGCAGGTGACAACTGAACATCAGCCCCACTGTCACCCATAACAGTACTCTTAATGTCATCAGGCTCCAGTGTAGTGAAGGACTCAAGTAATGCATCCCTTATTTCTTGTTGCCCAAGTCTTCCTTTCTGTTTGCCCTGCCTACTCAATCTATTAACTCCTGAACTTTGGGGGGATTAACAACGTCAATGAGATACTCTTTACCTGTTGAGTACTGGAATACTCTGGCCTCAGGCCAACATATTTTTCTGTACTCACAACCTGCACAAGCAAAAGAAAGCTTTGTATTTTTAGAACTAGCAGACTGAGGTATAGGAGCAAGACGATCTTTAGGTATCTTACCTGAGACAATCTTCTTTACCTGTGTTATC